AATCATTAATCAATCGTAGACTTATGAGATTACATGGTGATCCTGATGGATTTGTTGATCCAAAGGATGGTGTAACGAAAACAGGTAATGGTGTACCTACATCAATTGCTCCATTTTTAGATCAAGTTGATCCTTCAAAATCTTCTCCAGAGAAAAGAGGGTTTTGGGAAGAGCCTCATCCTAAAGGTTCACCAGAAACGGCATCACCTTATGTAACATCTCAATATCCATACAACCATGTACACGAAAGTGAATCAGGTCACATACATGAGATAGATGATAGCCCAGGCGCAGAAAGATTAATGACTCAACATATGTCTGGGACATTTGAAGAGTTGCATGCTAATGGTGATAAGGTTGTTAAAGTTATAGGAGACAACTATGAAATTATTGTTGGTGCTTCTAATTTATTTGTTAACGGAAATATTAACATTACAACTAATGGTACAGTACGAGAATTAATTACAGGAGATTACCATTTAGAGGTTGGTGGAGATTATTCCATGAAAATAGGAGGCAATGTTCGAACAAAGATTGGTGCTAAAGATGGTGGTGGAAATCTTATGGAGGAGATAAGAGGAAATTATGGATTTGATATCGCAGGAGATTACATCGGTTCAGTAGGCCCTAAATCTAAAGCTGGTTCTGGTGATGGTGAGTATATTCTAACTATAGTAGGAGATGAAACTCATACTGTAGGAGGAGAGCAACGGCATATTGTTTCTGGTGATATTAGTTTTACAGGGGATTCTGCTATGGCAATAACAATAGATGAAGATTATGTAGTTAAAACTGTTAGTGGTATTGTATCTATTCAGTCTGGTACAGCATATATAATGAAATCTAAAACTGCTATGATAATAGAATCAGAATTAAATATCGATATGGATTCTCAAACTTTTACAGAAATACATGCTGGAGATGCTTTTGATGTCCTTGCTGGAACTGTGGTTCAGATTCGTTCTGGTGGTGGTACTCCTACTGCTTCATTACAAATTGAATTGAACCCAGCTGTTGATATTTTAAATTTGAATTCTGGATATCTTGATCCAGAAGATTTGGATTCTGGATATCTTTGATGGCACACGCTTTTAAAATAGTAGATACATCTGGAGTAATAACAACTTATACTGATTATGATGATATACCTCTGGCAACATTGAGACACGTTATTAGTTTTTTACCAGATGTTGGTACAGAAGAACAAGCAAACGAAATATTATTAGAGCCAAGTTCTACAGTAATAGATAATGTTGCTGTTGAAGATGAAGTTGGATTAGAGACAGTTATTGTATTAGACGGAACAGATGGTTCTTCTGCTAATGCTGGTGATAACCTTATAATGGAAATTGCAGATGGTGTAGATAGATTAGTACCAGAGAATTTTGCAGATGGATTAGAAAATCATTTGGTATTAGAACTTGTAGAGGGAGATGATCATATAGGGCCATTCGTTAGATTAGAGACAGGAACGACAGATGTTCTATTAGATGAAGATGGTGGAAGGATACCTTTTGATAACATAGTGGGTGATGCGGTAGGAGAAAATCATCATCATCCGCCAGCTGGAGATTTTCATGTTGATGGTGACGGACATACAGAAGAAGAACATAGGGAGTTTGCTTTGTGGAACTTTAAACTACAAAAATTAATAACTCAGGAGAATACAAATGCCGGCAGTTTGTAGAGGAGATTCGGTTGATGTTGATTTAATACATTGCAGTGTACCAAGAAGGGATGAATGTTCAGATAATGTATTTGTTAATGGAATTGGAATAAGTAGAGAAGGTGATAAAAATACAATACACAAAAAAACACCAGTGCCTTGCCCAAATCACAAGAAACCTATTAAAATTGGTTCTCTTACAGTTATTATTAATGATAAGGGTTGTGGTAGAATAGGTGATGATATTACTGCATGTACCAAAGTTGCATCAGGTAGCGAAAATGTTTTTGCAGGAGGATAGGATATGACTACTCAGAAAGAAACAGTTGAAGCTGCAAATAATACTAAAGTTGTAGCTTTTGATATTTGGGACGGAGTAGGTGAAGCAAACAAAAGTTTTCTTGTACCAAAACCAACAACTTGGTTGGCCAAAATAGCTGCTGACCTGAGAGCAGCATTTTCTCAATTTTCTAAATTTGGTATCAATCCAGCATCTCTTCTTTCTGGTAATGTAAGTTTACGGTCTTTATTAAATAGTGCTGTTGGTCTTGCAGTTGGTGCAGCAAGAAACGCTGCATTAGCTGTTGCCAAGAGTAAATTTGAATCTTCAGTTAATGATGAAGGTTTAGTTTGGGATAAAGTAACTGGTCAAGCAGCATATTCATCTGAAAATGGAACTCATATAGATGCATCAACTGTTCCTAATATTTTTGCTACACAAGATGGTGTGACATTTAAACAAGCAACAAATGTTTTGTTAGCATTAAAAAATGGTAAAAAGGAAGGTTTTGCAAAAATTATAACTAATGCTATTATGTTGGGAAATAGAATTAATGCTATTAATGAAGCAAAAGAAAATTATGAATTAGACCTCATAGATAATCCAGATTTAGATGCATCTTTAGGTTCATATTATGCCAGTGCTATAGAAAAACAAAATGTTACTTTTTCTTCTCCTAATGGTAGTTCAATAACAAAAGCATTAACTACACCTAAGCAATCCGTAACTGCAAATGTTGCTCCATCAGGGTTTTCTTCTAGGCCAGTAAATATAACTGAAATTTTTTCAAGTTATTCTATAACTTTAAAATATACACCAAGTGTAATAACTTCTGTTACAGGCATATTAACGGGTACAGTGGCTGGTGAAACTGTAATCTTAGAAAGACCTGTTTTTCCAGCTGCACTTATATCTAAAGGTCAAGCATTTAAAAGAGAAACGTATACTAACTCTGGTAAGAATATAGTTGTTACGCAAAAAACATCAGAAAAATACGATAGCATAATTGTAAGGTACAGATACCATTCTTCTTATAACCCAAATGTTAAGGTTGCATAAACTGTATAAATACAATTATATTAAAAGGAATCCATATTATGGGAAAGAAATCAAGAGAATCTTCAACATCCAAGGGTGAAAGAAATAATGTTTCAGCGTGGAGTGTTAAAGCTGGTCGTAGAGAAATGAGTGGTATGCAACGTGTAATCAACCAAACTAAAGCTTTTAACTCTGGTAAAAATGTTATGTTAACAATACCTAACCCAAATAAGGGTGAAAAGGATAAACCATTCATTCGTGTGAACGCAAAAGAAAAATGGAGAAATGAAAAGTTTATAATAAAACAAACTTCATAGTTTTCCTTATAAATAAACATAACAGGAGTCCTACTTAATGGCTACACCAACCGCATATACTGATGCACAAGGTCAAAATGACATAGATCGTAATGTGCGGCAATATAGAGATTTAGATTTGTTCTTTGCAAAGACTCAAGGCTCTAAGGATGTCAGAAAGGTTACTGATATTGCGGCTGTTAAAAGGTCTGTACGTAATCTTATTTTATTAAACAATTATGAGAAACCCTTTCATCCAGAAATTGGTTCTGGTATTAGGGGTTTACTATTTGAAGATATGAGTTATATTTCAGCCTTTGTTCTTGCAAAAAAAATAGAGGATGTTATTGAGAATTTTGAACCAAGGGTTAATCTTATTAGTGTTAGGACTGATCCACATATAGATCGTAATGAATATGAAGTGACGATAGAGTTCTTTGTTGTTAACACACCTACAGAGCTTGTTGACTTAACAGTATTTCTAGAGGTATTACGATAATGGCAACAAACAATAAAAGATTAGAAGTTACAGAATTTGATTTTGATGATGTTAAGGATAATCTTAAAACATTTCTAGGTGCTCAAACTGAATTTACCGATTATGATTTTGAGGGTTCTGGTATGAGTGCATTGTTAGATGTTCTAGCATACAATACTCATTATCTTGGCTTCAACGCAAATATGTTAGCTAACGAAATGTTTTTAGACAGTGCATCATTAAGATCAAGTATTGTTTCTCACGCAAAGACATTGGGGTATGTACCAACTTCCGCTCGTGCTGCAAAGGCAACGGTGGATGTTACTCTTAATACAAATGACACTACTGCAACAATGTCTTCTGGTACTGTTTTTAATACTACTGTGAATGATGTGTCTTATCAATTTTCAACCATTACGGATGTAACAAAATCTAATACTGGTAACACTATTCCTTTTGTTGGTATTGATATCTATGAAGGTACATTTATAACAACAAGATATACTGTGGACTCTTCTGATATAGATCAGAGATTTGTTCTTACTGATAACAGAGCAGATACCAGTACTTTAATTGTCAAAGTTCAAACATCATCTACAGATTCATCTTCCAACACATTTACAGAAGCAACGGATATAACTCAAGTGGCCGGTGGAAGTAATGTTTACTTTTTACAGGAAGTTGAGGCTGGATTATTTGAAATATATTTTGGTGACGGTATTATAGGTACTGCTCTTTCTGATGACAATATTGTTATACTTACATATGTCGTATCTAATAAAGCTGCAGCTAACGGAGCAACATTATTTTCAAATGCTGCAGCAATTGCAAGTGTTACGGATATATCAGTCGCAACATCAGCTATTGCATCTGCTGGCGCAGCTCCAGAAAGTCTTTCATCTATAAAGTATAATGCTCCTTTGGATTATGCTTCTCAAGGCCGTTGTGTTACTTCAGAGGATTATAAAGTTTTTGCAAAGAAGTATTTTCCCAACACACAAGCTGTTCAAGTCTTTGGTGGAGAGGCTGGTTCTTTTGATACGAGTCTTGGTGTTGTTGATACACCAGAATATGGTAAAGTTTTTATATCGATTAAATCTACGACAGGTAATAGTTTAACTGCTACTGAAAAAGCACAATTAATTACTGACCTTGCTCCATTCACAGTTGCATCCATAACGCCAGTTATTGTTGATGTACAAACTACAAAATTAATTTTGCAGGTAACCTTTAAATTTGATTCTAGTAAGACTACTGAAACTTCAACTTCATTAGCATCAGCAATTTCTAGTACGTTAGTAAATTTTAACTCTGATACTTTAGGTCAATTTGAAGGAGTATTCAGACACTCAAAGGTAACAGGACTTATAGATGATACTGATACTTCTATAACGGGTAATATTACAAATGTAACTATGGCTCATGATTTAACGCCAACAATAGGTACAGCAACATCATACACTATCCCTCTTAATAATAAAATTTATAATCCACATGATGGTCATAATTCTGCTGGTGGTGGTGTGATAGCTTCTACTGGATTTAAGATTAGTGGAGATACAGTTAATGATATGTTCTTTGATGATGATGGTAGTGGAATTTTAAGACTCTATTATCAAGTTGCTGGTGTGCGAATATATCAAGATGTTACAGCAGGAACAGTAGATTATACAAATGGTAAGATTGTTATCAACAGTATTAATATTACTACCATATCAAATGTTGATGGTGCAGCTTCTAGTTTAATAAGAATAACAGCATCACCAGATTCAAATGATATTGTTCCTGTTCGTAATCAACTATTAGAAATAGATTTTACAAACACTACTATAACAGGTGATGTAGATACAGTATCAACAGGAGATTCTTCGGCAGGGTCATCATATAATACAACCTCTAGTTACACAACGCCGTCTGGCTATTAACCGATGGCTCCTTTTGATAACGGATATTCATCAGACCTAACAACTAAGCTTAGTCCTTTAATAGAAGGTCAGGTTCCTGACTTTATACAAGCAGACCATCCCCTATTTG